GGAACGCAAGCGGGCAGAGAGTGCTCCTGATAACGAAAAGATTAAGGCGTACGCCCTTGCGCTCGCTCAGGTTCCTGTTCCGGTGGTCGGTACGGATGAAGCAAAGGCAACGATGCGCTTCGCCCGCGACATGTTCGTGAAGCTGGAAAACTATTTGCTGACCAGATCGAAATAGGGTTGCGAAAATTTAGGATGGTGATATGGTCATGTTCGTGGAAGTTGTCATCTTTGTCCTCTGCAAGTCGGTCTCCCCCGATACGGTCTTCGGGCAGACAACGCGCCGTTCGCGGCCCCACATGATTAAAGAGGGCCATCCTTTAATGGCCTGTTTTTTGAAAGGTTTTGGCGGGTAGAGAGGGAGACAAAACCAATGCTGTTTTTGTGCGTGAGAAGCATGAGTCATGCGGCCACTTTCCAAGTGGCAGATGTTGGCGAAAATCCAGCCTCGCGCTCCATTTTTTTCTTTACTTTGAAGGGTAAAAAAGACACTCTTTAAAGGAACTAAACATAAACACAAAAGGAGAGCAGGATGCAGATTTATACGTCGTTTTTTGGCAACAACCGGAAGCTGAGACAGAACGGTATCGAGCTGGTGAGTATCGCTCGGTACAATCCGAAGTTCGAGACTGGGATGGTCGGATGGTATCCGCGTCTAGCACCTACATCCGATCTGTTCCACGTTTCGCCGGAACAGTACAACTTCGGGATGAAAGCGATTCTGTTGAAGGCAGACCCGCAAGCGTTGATCGACTACATGAACGGTCTTGGATTGGATCGTGTCGCTCTGTGCTGTTTCGAGAAGGATTTTAACGAGTGCCACCGCAAGATGGTTGGCGAATGGCTGGAGAAGCATATCGGAAAACTGGACGGCGTAACGTTCATGGGAGAGTACGGTCTTCCACAGAATGCGGAAACTCAGGAGCTGTTATGTTTATAGGTTCGATCAATCGACCGTCGCGGATCATCGTGGAAGAGGCTCTCGGTCTCGCAAAGCGTCTGGGGCACACGGAAATTCGGGTCGGGTGCAGTGGAAACTTCACCTGCGACCGCATAGCGAGCGCGATGGGTTTCAAGGTTCACAGCAATGACGTTTCGCTGTACTCGGCAATCATCGGCGGCATGGCGACCGGAAAGCCGTTCGAGTTCACCTGCACGAATCCGGAGCTGAATCTGGCATACGGCCAGTTCGGGCAGACGAAGTACACCCCCCTCATTCAGGTGATGTTTGCTTTGAAGTACGGCCAGTTCGCGGCCAGAAAGAACGCATATCAGGAAGCGATGGCGGACAACTACCTTGAGTGCGCGGAAGAGTTCTACGAAAAGACAGTTGCAAAACTGGAACGGAAGGGGTCTCTGAACTTCACCGTAGATAGCTATTATCACGGCGATTTCAGGGCGCACTTGGACAACGGGGATGGAGTCATCTTCTTATATGCCCCGACGTACAAGGGCGGGTACGAGAACATCCTTGTGCTGTACGGGAACGAGTGAGATTTCAGCGAACAGAAGCAAATGGCGATCCAGTTGGCGCACAATGCGATCACCGGCGCGGATGATCTGACGATCCTGAAAGACCTGTATGACGGCCTGACCGACCTGACCATGAAGGCGTACTCTGGGATCAATGAGGAAGCTCTCTACGGGTACAAAGCGATGGACATAGGCACAATCTCAGAGGATGACATCACCCTTGACGAGCTGGTGTTCTTTTTCGCAGACCGGAACGTCCGGTACGTGGACGGTGTTCTCGAAATGCTCGAAAAGAAGGGCATCGAAGAGGGTAAGCACAGCCTGATTTTCGGAAGTGAGACAGAGTTCATCGGCGTGATGACCCGCGTCAAGAAGGCGTTCGGGATCAAAAACCGGTCGGTCGCGCTGTTGAAAATGTGCCAGATTTGCGTCGAACAGCTCACAATCATTGAACAGGAGAAGCAGAGTGAAGAAGAAGCCTCGGGTAAAAAAGAATGATCTGGCCGGCGATGGAAGGTTCCTTCCGGCAGAAATCGGAATCGCATCGGAGGCCGGAGCCAACGATCACAGGGCAGGACTGAAAAGGGCAACCAACCCGTTCACATTTCCGGCTCTAAGGGTGTCATGGGAACTGGGTTGGAGAAATGATCAGCGGATTTGCCGGAACGAGTACCAGAGGCGGTATAGAGCCAGACGGAAAGGCAGTTGTTCATGATCGCTGTGATCGACGGAATTATCAGGAACGAAACCCCTGCGGCAATCGAGATAGAAAGCATGGGTATCGACGGCAAAAGAGGCCGGTTTTGGGTTCCAAAGTCTCAGATCAGCTACATGAGACGAACCACAAGCGTTTGCGGACAGACCGTCAATGCCGAAATTCCGGTTTGGATGGCAGAGGAAAAGGGAATCGACTACGAAGAAAAGGAGTGAATCATGTTTTTCAGCTATGACCCAGAGAACGGAATAGAATTCCATGAGACCGAGGAACAGGCCAAAAAACGCGCTCAGGCCGCTCTCGACTCGGAGCAGGACACAGCCATGGATGACGGCTGGGGCGATCAGGTGGATGAAATATGCTGGGGTGTCGTAGGTCAGAAGGTCGTAGAGACCAGCAGAGAGCCCGCACCGGACGAAAGCGAGTTCGCAGAAATCATCACCTATGAGCTGAGGTAGTTTTGCAGAAGTGAGAAAAGAGGGTTGCAATCGGATAAAAACTGGTGCAGAAATGAACGTATCTTAAAAAAGGAGGCGGTCATGTCACCGAAACCGAAAAGAACCCGTCCGGCATGTGCTGACGGAAAACGGTCGCCCAATGATGGGGCGAAGAAGTATTCGATAAAAGCGATTCGCAAGGCGATTGACGGCAGTGGTGGACTGAAATCGAACATTGCCCGCCGTCTTGGGTGTTCACGGACAACCCTGCAACGGTACATCGACGAGAATCCGGAGCTCATTCAGGCGATGAGCGAAGAGAAGGATCAGGTCGGTGACTTGTGCGAGTCGAAGCTGATTCAGGCGATCAAAGAAGGCAACCTGACGGCGATCATATTCTACTCGAAGACTCAGATGAAGGATCGGGGCTACATCGAGGACAGCAACGTCCGCATTGGAGCGATAGAACCTGCACCGACAGCGGCATCCGTCCGGAAAGCGTCTCTGGAGATATTCGGGAAACTCAAAGAGTCCGGCGCGATATGATTCCACCCCTTCGAGAGCTCGTTAAAAACGAGTCCGGAAGGATCGGCCTGTCTCAGGGTCTCATGGAGAACTTCAAGCTCTTCGTGAAGATGTTCTTCTGGTATCACGAGCGGCGCGACTTCGTGTTCAATCACCATCACGAGCAGATTATTGAAAAGCTCATGGCGGTGGTCAACGGGAGCACGAAGAACCTGATTATTAATATGCCGCCCCGATACTCGAAGACGGAGCTTGTCATAAAGCTGTTCTCGGCGTGGTGCTATGCCAGAAACCAGCGGTCGAAGTTCATGCACCTGAGCTACTCTGACGGACTGGTGCTCGACAATTCGTCTAAGATCAAAGAGATCATCAAACTGCCGGAGTATCAGTTTCTTTTCCCGCAGGTGCGTTTCAAGGCAGGAAGCGACTCAAAAGGGTCGTGGGAGCTGGCGAACGGCGGATCATTCTACGCAACGTCTTCGGGCGGATCGGTAACGGGTTTCGGTGCCGGTGCAATGGAAGAAGTGGTCACGGATGAGGATGACGAACTGCTTGGGAACATCGGAGACTACCTGTTCCACGGCGCGATACTTATCGACGATCCGCTTAAACCGGACGATGCGTACAGCGAAAAGATCAGGGAGTTCATCAATAACCGCTGGCACAATACGATCAAAAGCCGAAAAAACAACCCTCTGACAACGCCGGTGATCGTGGTACAGCAGAGGCTTCACGAACATGACTTCACGGCAATGTTGCAGGAAGAGGGCGGCTGGGAGGTTCTTTCGCTGGAGGCGTTGATAACCCATCCCGACGGAAAGAAGACCGCTCTCTGGCCGGCCATGCACACGGTCGAAGCACTGGAGACGATGCAGGCGACCGACATCTATACTTTCGCTTCTCAGTACCAGCAGAAGCCAACGCCTTTGGGCGGCGGTATCATCAAAGCGGACTGGATCACTTACTACACCCTGCTACCGAACAAGTGGGACAGGATCATCGTAACGGCTGATACCGCGGCAAAGGCAAAGACTCATAACGACTGGTCGGTCATTCAGCTTTGGGGAAGGGCAGGCGGATACATCTACCTGCTGGATCAGGTTCGCGGAAAGATGGAGACTCCGGAACTGATTGTCAGGGTTAAGTCCGCAGTCGAGCTTTGGAGGCAGTCGTACAAGATCGACCGGATGCTGATTGAGGACGCGAGCAGTGGAACTGGGTTGATCCAAACGCTCAAGAGAGAAATGTCGATCCCGATCATTGCGGTACAGCGCGGAACCGATAAGGTGAGCCGGATGATGGTTGGAGCCCCGTATTTCCAGAGCGGAATGGTTCTGCTACCAGCCGGACGGCCTTGGGTGAAGGACTACGTGAACGAAGTGCTGGCATTCAGTCCGACGATGGCACACGCGCATGATGACCAAGTTGATCCTACGCTTGACGCGATAGATGAGCTTTTGATACACACGAAGGCGGTTACACAGACCCAAACCAGAGGAATGTACTGATGAGCGAAACAGCGGTTCGATGCCATCCGGAATATGCGGTGAAGTTATCCGTTTGGGACAAGATGCGCGACACGTTCGCAGGTGAGACGGCGGTCAAGGCCGCTGGCGTGAAATATCTGGCGAAGACATCGGGTCAATCATCCTCTCCGGACGGTGCGGCGATGTACGATGCGTACAAGTCCCGCGCGATCTACTACAATTTCCCTTCTGAGACGAAGAAGTCCATGCTGGGGCTCATGTGGCGCAAGCCGGCGGCAATCGTTGTTCCGTCGAAGATGGAAGGGTTGCAGACGCAGGCAACTCCGGACGGTCTCGACCTTGACGACGTGCTGATGAAGATAAACAGCAGTCAGATCAGCGACGGGCGCGTCGGGATACTGGTTGACGTGAAAGACAATGCTCCGGTTTCCGAGTTGCCGTATCTGTCGATCTACGGTGCGGAAAGCGTCGTGAACTGGTACAGCGAGTTCGTTGAGGGCGAAGAGATTTTGAAATGCGTCGTGCTGGATGAAAGCGGCATGTCGATGAACGATTCGATGGAATGGGATGAGGTCGAAAGCTGGCGCGTCCTGCTGATTCTGAACGGAAAGTATGCAACGTACACCGTGGACAGCGAGGATCAGATCACTCTCATGCCGGACGAAAAGGACGTGATCTATCCGAGTTTTGGAGGAAAGACGCTGGACTACATCCCGTTCGTCTTCTGCAACGTTTCTGACACCCTATCAGGCATTGAAATGCCGCCGCTGTCTGACCTTTGCGACCTGTCCCTATCGCTTTACCGCCAAGAGGCAGACTACCGTCAGGCGTTGTTTATGCAGGGTCAGGGAACACCCTACGCGACCGGCGTGACCAAAGACGAAGCGAGCGGTATCCTGTTCGGCGCGTTCGGAATGGTTTCGTCCGAGAACAAGGATGCGAAGTTCGGTTTCATGGAGCTGTCCGGCCAAGGATTGCCGGAAATGCGTCAGGCGGTAGAAGCTCTCAAGAAAGATTGTATCCGACTGGGCGTGTCGTTCATCGAGCAGGGTCAAACGGAATCGGGAGCGGCACTGGAAACCCGTCTGAGCACGAAGACAGCGAGCTTGAAGACCATTGCTACCACCGGCGGAAAGGCACTGGGGAAGGTGCTCAAGATCATTTCCGAGTGGACTGGATCACCGGAAGCGGATGTATCCGTTACCCCGAATCTCGACTTTGCTGATGACAATTCGACCACGCAGGACTTCGTGAGCCTGATGAGTGCGAAGACTCTCGGTGCCCCGCTGAGTTACCTGTCGATCCATAACTGGGCGCGCGAACACGGCTACACGGACATGGAGTACGAGGAAGAGCTGGAGATCATCAAAGAAGAAGGCTTGCCGACATCCGTGTTTGTTGAAGAGGAACCGGCCCCAGAACCAGATCCGAACGACCCGAACAGCCCGAACTACGATCCGGACTATGTGAAGTAATGTTCCACGTGACAGATGAAAACGTGTAGTAGATGTTTATCAAGACCAGCTCGACGCGGACAGCGTTGGTGTCTTGAGTGTCACGCAGAGTATATCAGATGGTTTAGGAAGAGGAATCCGATGACCAGCAAACAGAGAGCTAAAAGCAACTGTAGGTCGTACGCCCACGTTTATCGAAACAGGGGAAAGCTGAATAAAAAACCATGTGAAAAATGCGGTTCAGGTGATTCGGAAATGCACCATAGCGACTATTCAAAGCCCCTTGAGGTTGTATGGCTGTGCAGGGAATGCCACTTGTTCGTACACAGAGAGAAAGTTCCTGCATGAACGCACAGCAGGAAATCATAGACTTGATGATCCGTCACCGGATTTATCTTCAACGTCTGGCTTCGAGTCATGCGGCCATGATCGGCAAGGGTCTGACCGGATCGGCAACGGCGGTAACGGGGTTGCTGTACGAGTCTCTGGAGCGGATATTATCATCCCGCGCGATGACGAAAGCACAGTCTGACGCGGTTCTAGCCCTGCAAAAGAAGCTGAGAGACCTGCTTCATTCCGCATACGAAAAGACCGAGGAAAAGTACACCGGCGAGCTCGTTGAGTTTATGAAGCACGAGTCCGATTTCATGTTCAAGACGCTGGCGGTATCTCTTCCTGAGGCGAAGGCGGCAATCATCAAGGGCGTGAAGGAAGGGTCGCTGGAGCGGATTGTTGCCTTTGGATCGTTCAGTGGAGAGACGGTATCCGGCTGGTTCAAGACGCTGGAGACGAATCAGGTCAATCAGATCATGGGTCGGGTGCGTCTGGGTATGGTGAACGGAGAGACAACGGCCTCGCTGATTCGGGCAATCCGTGGAACGCGTGAGTCGAACTATTCGGACGGGATTCTGGTCGGGTACAGCACTCGAAGCGCGGAGACTTTGGCGAGAACGATCACGAACGGGGTTGCGAATGCGTCGCATCAGGAATTTTACAAGGCGAACGAGAAGCTGATTGAAGAAGAGGTCTTCACGGCGACGCTGGACGGCAGAACGTCCGCGATATGCGCTTCTCTTGACGGGCAGAGGTTCAAAGTTGGAACCGGCCCGATACCGCCGTTGCATCCTAACTGCCGGTCGGTGCGGATACCGTTGCTCAAGGGTCAGGACGATCTTTCGGGAACGAGGCCGTATGTGAGAGACGACCGCACCAGAAGCGAGCGTGAATCGGATTTGAGACAGGAAGCAAAGGCTCGTCTGGGTGAAAGCAAGTGGTCTGCGCTGTCAGAGAAGGCTCGAAGAGTCGAGATAGCCAACGAGCGGGCGGCATGGCAGGCGGCGAACATCGGACGCGCAAGAGTGACGACAACGTACGAGAGCTGGTTCAAGGCGCAACCGGCATGGTTTCAGGACTCAGTGCTGGGGCCGAGCCGAGGAAAGCTGTTTCGCGCAGGCGGGATGCCGTTAAAAGGCTTTGTTGACAAATCGGGGCGAATGTATAACCTCGCGGAATTGAAGGCCCGCGATGCCGGTATGTTCCGCAAGGCGGGGTTGTAGAGGAACCCAAACCGGAGGAAGTGATATGAGAAAGTCTATTGGATTCATGCTGGTGATGCTGGTAGCGGCGAGTGTATTTGCAACCGCCCCGCAGTTGCAACGAGGTAAAAACGGAACCGATTCGATCAATGGCGCACTGACTGAGCTGTATGACCTGATTATGCTCAACTCCACGTCGAGCGTGGCGTATGCTGAATTGAAGGCGCAGGCGAACTCGAATACCGTAGCAGTAGTTGCAAATGCGTCGAACATCACCGTGAACGCCAACGCGATTGTCGCGGCGAACTCGAACATCGTTGCGAACGCGAATGCAATCGCTTTGCGCTATGTGGTGATTGTGGACACGAATGCGGTTACGGATGTCACGGATTACACTCCTGCCGGTATAGGTCAGCAACTTGCAGGTAATCTCGCTGTAGGCACGAACGCAGTGTGGTCTGCCTTCGATGGGACTACCAACGGTTGGGGTCTCATCTGGCAGAGCGAGTAATGATTTCAGCCCCTTGGCATGACGCTCAGGGGCGTTTAACAATGGGAGCATAAGCATGAAGCTGAAAGCCGTATATCAAACGCTGGCAGAGATTCCGGAAGCCTTCCGCGCACTGTTCACTGAGCGCGATGGTAAGTATGAGCTTACCGAGGTCGATGGAGTAAAGACGGGTGCGGATATTGACCGCCTCACAGAAGCACTCCGCAAGGAACGTACAGATCACGCCGCTACGAAAGTGAGCCTCAATAAGTTCGCCGGTTACAAGCCGGAAGACATCACTGCGATGGAAGACAAAATCGCAATCTTTGAGGCCGATGGAAAGAGCGGCGACATTGACGCGAAGGTCAATTCTCTGGTGGAAGCCAGAACCAAAACGCTTACCCGCGAAAACGAACGTTTGAAAACCGAGCTTTCGGCTGAGCAGGTCAAGGGTGCAAATCTCATCAAGGAGCGCAATACAGACCGGATCGAAGTGTCGGTTCTGAATGTTGCCGCTGATCTGGTGCGTACAGAAGCACTCGAAGACGTGAAGCTTCATGCAAGCCGCGATCTCACAATCGACGAAAGCGGAGCCATTGTTACACGCGACGACTACGCAGGCGGTGCAGGGAAGCCGGTTAAAGACTGGCTGGCCGGAAAGATCGAGAAGTCGATCCACTGGCAGAAGACCTCCACCGGCGGAGGAAGCACCGGCGGCAAGGGCAAGAATCGCGGAAACGCGAACCCGTGGAAAAAAGAATCTTGGAACGAAACAGAACAGAGCCGAATTGCTATCAGTGAGCCGGCCACTGCTGAGCGTCTCAAGAAGGAAGCTGAGTCCGCCACCTGACGGATTGGGTTGCCACCTGTACGGG